TCAACATAAATACCAGAGCAATAGAGATACGCCATAGACGAAACGCCACGCTGCCCTTGAATGGTCAATACCAGGGCATCTATGTCAGCCCATGTCCAGGCTGCTGACGTTTTTGGATTGGTCGTCCACTCATTGCTGCTGATCCCATAATTGACGGTAGGCGCGACCAGATATCTACTGCCGCCTATATTTACACCGTATCCCTGTACCGCATGGTCATAACCCCACCACATCTTGGTAAATACTGTGATCTTGTGTATGGTTCCTGATTCTGTGGTGTGATTGGGAATCCCGAAGTCGTCATAGCACATCGAGTCTGACCGTTGCAGGTCCATGTCCGAGTCCGAGATAGGATACTCATCAACATTGGCATACCCTCCCTCCCATTGAGTCAGGATATCGCTATTTGGTTGTAACCTTAACATCGCCATTACTGGTCTTCCTTGCAGTAGTATAGTTTGCTCGTGGAGCTATCTCGATAGATACGACCTGCAGACAGGGCCGGCTCAGTATTCAATTCCTCAACACAGAAATTATCAGCTTCCTGTAGATTGAAATTGACAGGCGCTGTAGGTTGGCCTAATTCATGCAGCAGTAGTTCGTCAGACCCACCGTCTTTATGGGTGGCTGCGTGGGAAGTGGACGCCAGTTCAACAAATTCAAGGCCAGTTTCATCTCCCTTAACCACAACCGCCTTGCCGCCCTGGTCTAAATAGGTTGCCGGCACATCATTTAGATTTGTGAATGAGCCGCCGCCGGCACCGATAATGCACCATTTACTCCCTGAATACACAAGAAAGGCATAATCGTCTGCATCTTCCAGGGATAGGTCCATACCGTGCGGACTCCATATATTCCCGGTGTTATGCTTGAGCACTACGGTCCGGTCACCGCTGGCGGGGCGAAGGAACAGGAATTGTCCTTCCTCACCACCGTTCACCGTGTCAAGATCGTCGGTTGCTGCATCGCTCTGTGTGTCGATCGTGTGATGATAATATGAGCGGGCCACAGTACCGGCGGAGATAGTCAGCTCGACTGCAGCGATAGAGGGAAATGTAACCTTGAGGTAATTGAGATTGTCACGAATTTGGGTATCGAGGTTTGCTTTGGTCAGTACCTCTCCGGTTACCCATGTTCTCGGAGTAGTCCAGCCCATTAAATTCTCCTTATCCTATCAAGTCATCGCTGTCATCGACGGTATCAATATCGACCTCAAACAAATTGAATAATTCCAACGGCCCGACTTCGGTTAGGTTTAGCGTCAGCCTGGGAACGCCCTCAAGGTCAACATCCATCACCAGGTTGTCAACGCTGCCGATATCATTTAGCCCAGCCGGCGCATATTGATAATTGATTTGCTGGGCCACCCTGGTTGTGAGCGCGGTAATAATATTGGCATGATTGCTCCCTATGACTTTGAGCTCTACTTTGGTCACCGGTTCTTTGCACTTTGCTACCTCTCCCTCACAGTAGGCCTCTGCAAAAGCCTGCTCAATGACGTGCTTGCTCTGAGTTTTGGTTCGGCGGCCATACTTGCTAATTGAGGCGCCATCGGTGGATCGGGCAACCAGGTCAACCGGGTACTTATGCCAGCCGTCGTCTTTTAACTCAAGCGTATATTCATAACTCGGCAACATCACCCGGACATCGTTCCATATATCGGCGGTGTTTATCTCGGTTTTCAGGTCGGTCAGTTCTGCCCCAGTTAAAATGGTCATAATACATACTCACCCGCCCTGGCTTGCACCAGACCAATGTTCGCCATAATGTACCCCGTCGGGTCAACGGCCAGGTCAATAGACTCCACGATAAAATAATTCGATGATAGTCCGCAGGTTGTTTCGGTAATTTGCAGTAGGTCGCTTATCTCGAGTCCCAATATCTTAACGGTAATGGCATCCGTCGTTGACAGCAGCGCCATCTGCACGGTGGCATACGGCTCAATGTTCCTGTCCAGTATTGCCGTGGCCTGGGCCTTTGGCGTAGCATAGGCAGCCTCAACGTTGGCAACAATCGGGTTATCAATGCGGTATGACCGCCTGCCGTACTTGGCAATCGAGGCGGCATCGTAACCTCTGACCAGCACCTCGGCATCCGGCTCTCCAACAATCATCAGTACATCATTGACCAGTTCCCCGTCGTTGAGTTCATAGATCAGGTCAACAATCTCGCTATCCGTGAATGAAGCTGTCATATCAATCCCCAACCCGCCGCAGCGTGGTTGTTATAATATTCGTATGTCCATGCAGGATTCCCAGGGTCAGGCCATATAGCAGTGGCATAATCCTGTGCACCAGATATGGCACCATAGGTGTAAGCCATGGTATATTTCCCTACTTGTGCAGCATCGCTGATTGTACCTATCCAATACGAGGCACCTTCCACCAGTTCAAGGTAGGGAGCAATTGGAATTGAATTCCATCCTGATACGCAAGCCTGTCCGACGTTGTTACCCGCCAGTAAAGTCCCGGGCCTTCCGTTAGGTACGGAAGTATCATTGTCATATATCGCACATTTAACATTACAGGCGCCTCCACACCACACTTTTATCTTGGTCATCGTCCCAGCAATGCCATTGTAGAAAATCGATGAATAAAAAACGTTCGCCGCAACTATGGCGCCAAAACCATCATTTGCTTCGTGGCCTATTAACCATACCACCGGATCAACAGGTATGCGGCTTTTGGCACTCGCATATTGAAAGATGCCGTTCTTATCCATGTAGTACCGCCCGACCGCCAATTTGCTGATATCATCCGCACCCTTTTTAGCCGTGACATATTCCCTGCCAAACCCGAACAGGGAGACTGGGCCGCCGAATGACAGCGTTGCTCCAAAATACTCGTTCGCTCCAAATGGCGGCGGGCCTACATGAAGACAGGCCCGGTAATAATAAGTCCGGTCAGGCATAAGTCCGGCTATCGTCATTTGAATTGGCATCATAAATCCACGAGGGCCCCAGTCCTTGGCCGGTAGCCCCAGCGAATACAGCCAGTAGATATGTTCGCTTGACACATCGCTGTCAGTGCCATATTGAAAGCCCAGGTAAACGTAGAATGCGCTGTCCCCTTTGTAATGGAATAAGCCGTGTATCGTTGCTCCGGTTGCCCACACCTCGGTTGCCGGCAAGGTGATTATGGACGCAGCCCAGGTCGTAGGGTCATCAGTCTTCTTTGTCTTAAACCAGAATGTCTTTGTTGTGCAGTATGAAAGCGCTCGATACCAGTACCAGGTATCAGCCGTAAGGCCTGTCAATATACCATCATCGGATATGTCGCCAATATCATCGCCCTTTATTCCCCATTGCCAGGAGGTTCCGGGCCCGCCGGAAAGTATGCCGCCATTTGCGGTTATATCAGTAGCATCAATATCCTTACACTCCGGATCTTCCGGTGTATATTCGTACACCAGTTCAAGCTGTGCATAATACGTCCGATAGCTGCCGCCTCCACCACCACTTGCCAACGAATACCACCATGGCCAGTATCCCATCCAGCACGGCGGTACTGGGTCAGGACAAGAACTTCCCCCGGTTGGGCGGCTATATGTCGGCGGCGTGAAATCTAATGAGCCGCCACCGATAGAAACATTATGCGTTGAGACATTGTTATATCCAGCCTCATATATCCTCACCCGTGATATAACTAAACGTGCTCCGGCTGGCGGCGTTGGGATGTTGAACCGGAACTGCCCGGAATAAAATGATGCACTCCCGGAAACACCACACTCAAAGTTCTGCCACCAACTTCTCCAGTATCCCCATTCGTATCCTAATTTCCTGCGATGCGACACCCCACAACTTCCACCAGCCATTCCGACCATAATGGTATTCCCATTTGTCCAGGTGCCCATTGTGCCTGCACCCCCAGTACCACCACTACTCATGCACGCTCTCATAAGAGCCATTGCTAAAGCACCGGTGCCGGGCGGATAAGCTGCCCAATTCCAGCCACCGGTTACTGCACCGTATCTTTGGGACAGCGTGGTGGTGCTATTGCCCTGGCGGACCTGAATGCTCGCCACTTCCTCATAATGATTTGGCATCACGCATCCCTATGGAACCGGCTCTCGTAAATCACATTCCCACTTTCATCAATATACAGTCTGCCTTCCCCAGTGTCGGCTATCCTTTTTAACAGTTCTGCGGCAGATTGATAGTCAAACCCCTCTGGCGTGGTATCGCTCTTATGAAACGCACTCGCTACCGTTACCCATATATAGGCCATTTATCTACCTCATGCCGGTTTAGTGAACTCAAATGTGTCAGGAAAATTGGTAATATCGCCGCCGTCAACGTCAATATCCCGGCGAGGCACCTGGTAATAGTAACCGGAGCCATCAGCAGCAAAATCGATATAGGCTCCTCCGGCTGTCAGAGCAACCCCGAAAACATTGATATCCGCATTCACTACGAAATACATAACCAGCGGGTCGAGGGCAGCCGGTATTGAAGCACCCGTGAACATGACGTTATCGCCGTTGACCAGGCCGTGCCCGTTTTTGGTCACGGTGTCTGCGCTGGTTTGCATGGTGCAGGCTATCAACGGCATCTTCCAGCCGGCAGCGTTAAGCACCTGATTGACCGCCTCACCATCATTCATAACGGTCTTGTCATCCATGTCCTGTACCACTATGGTCTTGGTCAATAGGTCAATGCCGTCCGTGGCATAGAAATAAATTTCCTGTTTGCTTTTGATGGGATAGGCCGTGATCCGGTTGATGTAGCCATAAAATAACGGATAGGTCGTGCCGCCATATATGGCTGTTACTTTGACAGGAAGCCATAGCCGAACCTTGCCGACGTATTCCCCTGTTGTGGCGGTCGGATAATATTTGCCTGATGAGTTCTCAAGTATCATCTCAATGGTGGCGGCCGGGTAAGTGTTGCTGTCCTTGTCTTTGCCCCTGGAAATACGGAAATGCTTAACATCGGCTGTGATATCGTCATATCCCTGGGTGAAGTCGTGGAAACCGGCAAAATCGGCACAATCCCAATCTACCATTACGTGATAGGTGGGCACGTTCATAAATGACCTCCCACACTGTTGCCCTCTTGCATTTGCCATTGAAGTAGGCGAATTTGCTTAGTCTGGTTTTCGACAAGGTCTTTTAACTCTTGAATCTGCTTAATGCGCCCATCCTGTAAACCTTTTTGGTATCCGTCCTGGTATCCTTTGTTGTGCATCTTACTGTGAGCGCCCTTCTGCGATAACTCCAAGTTTTCAATTCTATTATCGGCCCTCTTGCCGTTCTTATGATGCACGGATTCAAAGGTATGGAGACATCTCCCAAGGTGCTGTGCCATAACTAAGCGGTGTTCATAGATATAGTGATAAAGACTCGCCATCGAAAAATAGAAATCATCTGGTTGGACTAAAACCATTACATATCCCTTAGCGCCTACAGTGATCCTTCCGCCTTTCCAATGTATATTTTTATCTCCAACCATCCTCAGTCTGGAACAGGCATAGCATCTTGGAGATACAGGTTTGCCTTTTATATACCCTACCCAACGCGGCTCATTGCAAGTTGCACACGTAGTCCATATAAATTTATTCCACGGTGCCCCAGACTTGCCAATATCTTTAGCTGATTTTATGTCACCAATATTTGTGGTCATAAGTGACCTCCGGGACTGTAATAAGTTGTCTCAGTCGGCTTGTGAACGCTACGCCGGGTCTCTTCATTCATTATTCTTTGAAGGTCACGCACCAGGGCGCGCTTAGACAGGTCATCGCCAATATAATTTCCGACGTTGACATTGACTGTTGAGTTGCCTCCGCCCATATTCCCCAACTTACTCAATGGAATAACTGCCTCAGGAACATCGCCTATTATCCCAAGGGTAGGCCTGGTAAAGATTCCGCCCGCAGCGTGCACACCGACATTAGCATTGGCTGTGACTGTTATGGTGCCGCCACCGCCACGGAATAAGTTATCCCAGGCCGACTTGATGTCATTTGCCACTCTCTGAATTTCGGCCCACGCGTCTCTGAACGGCTGTGTCAGCCATTGCCAAACGCCGGCCATGGCCGTTTGAATTCTGGCCGGCAGTTCCTGGAACCAGGTGACAACGACGTTCCATATATTTATCACCCAATCTTTAGCCTGGGTAAAGCCTGCCACCACTTGAGGCCATAATTGATTGAATCCTGCGGTTATGGAGGCCCATAAATCAATAAAGAATTTTGCTATTGCGTCCCAGTTCGCGATGATTAACCATATCGCTGCGATAACGGCAGCTACAATCAGGACTATCCAGCCCACAGTAACCAATGACACGCCGCCCAGAAGCGCTACGACCGCCGCCGCGATTGCAGAGCCGGCGGCAGCAAGCCAGCCACCTATCACGCCAAGCGCCACGGCTATCGCTCCGCTCCAACCGGCCAGAGCCCCTGAGCCAACCAGAAAAGCGGCTGCTGCTGAAAGAACCTTGAATGCTCCGGCCACGTTTACTATCGTGAAGGACACGCCGGCCAGGACTCCAATAGCGGTGGCAATTCCTGCGATAGCTAAAGCAAGGTCGGTCATCCTCTTTGCGTCGTCTGGGTGTTCCTCTACCCAATTGGAGAATTCGTTGAGCTTCTCAGTCAAGAGGTCAATCCCCTTTGTTGCATCACCGCCGAACGTGACCGCGACAACCGTGCCCACCATTTTTCGCCAGGCGATATCAAATTTCTCCATCGCCTCGCGGCCAGCCGCCAGCTTTCTGACCATATCCTCAGACATAACATCCATACCGTTTAGAAACGCCTCGACGTCACCCTTTGCCGCGGCCAGGGCTTTCTGCCCGCCTTTGCCCAGCAAGGCCCCGACTATTGATTGCTGTTCATTGACATCAGTTATCTTTGACAGGGCTACGAAAATAGCCCGCAGGCGGCCCTCGGTATCCAGTTTGCCGAAATCACTCAGGTTTATTTTTAGCTTGGCAAATGCCTTGCTGGCCTTATCCGAACTAATCGTAGAATCGTCCAGGTCGTCGGTCAGGTTGGCGATCTCCTCGTCCGTGGAGTCGGCGCTTTCCTGCGCCTCTTGTAGTTTCTTACTCAACTCATCGTGTTTATCTGTGGCCTTGTCCGTGCCCGTAACAGCCGCCTCATAAGCAGCGGTCATTTTCTTGACCATGACTGTGATGTCTGCACCGCTGCCGCCGGCCAGTGTCATCATATTTACCCAGCGCTGGGTCTCATCAATGGAGAAGCCTATTTTCTCCGACAATATCTCGATCTCATGCGCCCACTCGGTAGAGTCCTTAAAGGCCAGGGCCAGCGGTGCTAAAATAGCCGCTCCGACGCCAATTCCGGCCATAGATATATTTTTCAGTTCGTTCTTGATATTGCCAAAGGTCTTTTTGAAGTTGCGCTCGGCATCGCCCAAGGCCTTGTTAAAATCGCTGATGTTCGCTCTTATAACGAATACGAGCGCTTTTTCAGTTGCCATCTGCTGCTCCGTAAATCAAATTTATTAGCCCGAACATTTCTTCGGGTGTCTGTGACTTGACTTGCTTAGGCCTGCCGGCAGGCATGAAGTCCTGCGGGGTGAATGTCTTTGACCTCTTCGGATCACGGTTAATGTTTGCAAGAACGGCGCAGATAAGCCCGGCCCTGTAATCCTGCCGTTCAATGGTTATGGCGTGCCGCTTGAGTAAGGCGTCATATTCCTTGAAGGTGAGCGCCCAGAACACATCCTCTGTGAGATTGAGATCATACCTCCCGATAGCCCACAGGGTCAGCCAATCAAGCGGCTCTGCGGGTTTGGGTCTGCCGTGTCCTCGCCTTTGGGCAGGGCGGCGCTCACGATCTTCGGCAGGAGCTGGGTGAACTCAATCATTTTCTCAATGTCCACCATGTATTTGAGGTCTTCCAGTTTCAATGCCCTATCTTCCCAGATTAAACAGGCCCACATAAAGGGCACGATTTCCTTCTGGGTAAACTTGCTCGGGTCAGCTTCACCGGATAACACGTCAATCCCAGTGACCTCCTGAAATTTCTCCATGCCGCCCATGGTCCATTTGAGGTGCCTTTCCTTATCCAGCACAATCGGTATTATTTCCATGCTACCTCGCAAGGACCGGCCACCACGGGCCGGCCCTGTTTCGTTAGGATGCCGCTCTAAAGAGTTTGATTCTGTAAGTCTTGGCAACCTTGCCAGTGTTTTTCTGGGTAATCACGATGTCTGTGATTGTGCCGGCTGCACCCAGGGCAATAGCGGTTGACGCTTCGCCGGTTGCAACAACTGCGCCATTGACCATCAAGACACCCGTGCCGTGCGGCGTCACCGTCACCGATGTAACGCCGGTGAGCACTGTTGCGATATAGTCATACTTGGCGGCTGCCGCAGCCGGAAATACAACGGCGCTTTCAGAGATAGTGAAATAATCCGTGGTCAGGCCGTCAGATGTTCCAATGGCCAGGGTAGCCGCACCGGAGATTTTCAGGGTCGCGCTGAAAGGCACCTTGTCACCCACAGCAAACCCGCCGATACCGAATTCAGTTACCAGAGCTTCAAAGGCCAGCGTTGCGGTAATTGCTGTCGGGAAGGTGAGTACATACGAGGAAACGCTGCCCGCTTCAAAGTCAGCGAATAACATCTGCTGGCCCGTGGTGTCTCCGGCCACGAAGTTTCCCTCAATCTGCAATTCACCTGCATCTTTCCAGCCGGCTATAAATTCCCGATAGTTGCCTACACTGGATAATGTGGTCACATCGACCGTGTCCTGTTTGTTGCTTTGCGGCGAGATTTTGGTGATCTCCGCAATGGCTTCGCCTTCCCTTGTAAGAACTACGCCCTGGGCCATGATTGCTGATGTTGTCATAGTGTCCTCCTATTCGTTGTATTGGATAAAATACTCAACCGGACAATGAAAAAGCCCTGACTCAGCCTCGAATAAATCTTGCTCGTCCTCAAACTGCACGCTCACATTCACACCACCCACCCCGCCGATTACCTGGTTGCACTTGTCCTGCAGGGCAAGCTGGATTTGTGCGGCAATTTGCTTAGTCATAAGGTAGGTACTGGCGAATATGGAAAACTGGAAGCGGGCATTTATTAGTTTTGAATGACCTGTAAGGCTGTATTCGGGCACCGCCGATACTTTGAAAAACACGACGTACGGATCGTCAACGGTTTGCGGCGCGGTAACGTAATAGAGTTTCTGCCCTACTAAGGCCACCAGCGCAGGCTGAGCTAACAAGTGACTGCGTATGGCATGTTCAATGATCATTTTTTCATTGCCCCGTCAATCATATTGCCGATCTTAGTGATTATGTCATGTTGTATGCGGCCCTTGTTGGCGTCGACCGCTGGACGAAAGAAGGGCATGGCCGGGCCGATGCCGGTGTAACGCCCCGACTTCTGGTACCGAGGCTTTGTTCCGTACTCGATAATATGGGCATGGCGGGCGATCTTGCGGTCCACTGCTGCCGCAGCTGAGCGCGGATAGCTGCTGATCTGCCGCAAGAACTTGGCCTTGACCCCTTTCTTGAGGTTGCCGGAAGGTCCCCGAGGCGCCTTGCCCCTGGCAGCAGCGGCAACTACTTTGGCGCCTTCCATCATGACAGGCTCGACTTTGTCGTTGGGCAATGCTTTGGCCAAAGCCAGCAGGGTTTTTTCAAAGGCCTCTTTGCCCTGTATCTCAACGCTGATATCCATCAGTCCAAACTCTCCGCGTACATCAAATGCAGCTCCTTTTGGTTTTCCTTGGGGTGTACGATGGACACGATACCCAGTATCCTGTCCCCGAACTTGATGCGCATGGTCGGCTCCAGGTCGCCGCGATAGCGTATCCTGACACGGCCGTCTACTTTGGCATCAAGCTGATTGGCCGCATAGTAGGCGTTGCCGGCCGCCGGCTCTATAGCCGCCCATACGGTACAGAACGTGCTCCACGTCGAGACAACCTCGTCGATGGCGTTCTTGCCCTGGGTTGGCTTCTGGATAATGACCCTGTGCCGCAGCAAACCTATCCTCATTTAGAAACAGCGCTCCTGCCAGAGCAAGGCATCAACGCTTAGCGGGGCCGGGTAGATCTGCGAGGAGCCAGCCGCTTCCCTGTTCTCGTAATAATGGGCCACCAGCAGCAAGATGGCATAAGTGGCCGTAACAGGCACGGCAGCGGCAGCAGCCCCGTACCCGGCAACGAAGGTGATGCAGACTCCATTGGCCGGGCGCAGCGTGTCTGTAGGCCAGCATTTGCCGTAGGATAAGGACACCCGGCCTGGCTGTGATTTGCAGTCGACGAAATACTCACTGTCAAAAAAGGTATGTACGCCATTTGCGGTATCGTAATACTTGATAGAGCTTACGGACTGTAATGGGGGCAGCGGGACATCGATAATATCTATGTCCGGGAAGCGGTCCAACCATAGCTCCCAAGTTTGGGTGATGTATGCCCTTCGTTGATAGCCTTCACAATACTGCCGTGCCGCTTTGATCAGGGAGCTTATCAGGACGTCCTCAGCCGTTGTATCAATCCTCAAATGAAGCTTCCCTTCAGCCAAACTGATGGGTTCAACTGCCGGGGCGCCGGTCTGCTTTAACCCCATTTCCTGCCTCGTTTCTTGTTCGGGGATTCATCTTTGTTTTCGGATTGTGTTGCCCGTGTCTCCGGCGGCCTTACGGAGGCGTTCTCTCTAACGATCTCGGCATAACCCATCTTGACCAGCCGCAGGGCCTCGGCATCGGGCAGGGTTTCAACCTTGTTTGTCCGGTCCAGGCCGTTGATAACGACTGATTTATAACGGATGGTGATCATTTTTTCTTTGACCTCCCGCGCCTCTTGATTTCCTTAGGCGACTTAACTTCCGCTTTGACAGTCTTAACCGGCTCGAGCGACACGGCCCGGCCCCTGCTTATCCACTGCCTGGCTATCTCGGGTTGAACATCGGCCATATGGCCTTTGTAATAGGTGCCTTTGGATGTGATCATGGTTACCAGTATCTGTATTCTCATAGAACCTCCATAATGGCCTGCGCCGCCCTTTCGGCAGCACGGCCATCGGTGTATTTATAGACTTTCTTTACGGCTGTATGCCGCTTTTTCCTTTGTGCTTGTGTATCCTTTAATGCCTTCTTGATGGATGGGATGAGGTCGTCCGGCTGATCACAGTTAACTCCTACGTCGGCGCATTCCCAGAATCTCAACCCGTGCTCGATGTCCCGCCGGTACCAGGGGGCATTGAGCACCACCACCGGCCTGTCCAGCGAGGCGAACTCGTAGAGCGTGGACATCTGGTCGCAGACATAGACATCGGCACGCTCCATTACTTCTTCGAAATTGGCCACCGGCTCTATGCCGTAGCGCTCCCACATCGGACGCAATGTTGTCCATATGGTGGGGTGCCCGTGGCCCAGGACCTCTACTTCGCCTGTCCTGTTCCAGCGGCCTAGCTGCGGGATGATGCTTCTGTAATGTGGTAGGGTGCTGCGTGTCTCCGGGGCTACCTTGCATTCCCAGTGAAAGCTGATGGCCACCACCGGCGGATTGCTGCGCTTTTTCTTAGGTTTCAAGTGCCAACTGTCCAACTTGGGACAGCCCACGACTGCGATCCTTGACCCGGGATAGGCTTCGGCGTCCTTGGAAGCCGGATGCTGGCCGGGCTCAATGAATAAGTAAGTTAACCCTCGGCCTTTGCCCCCGGCGTAACTAATATGCCGGTTATCAGCGAAGGATTGGCCGGCACCGTGGTTGTGCAGTACCAGCTTGCGGCGGGGCGTCAGCATCTTGATGGGGAATGCCATGGAGGCCACTACCAGCAGTCCCTTGGGCGGTGTAATGGTATCCAGGTACGAGCTGAGTTTGACCGCCTGGACGTCGATGGAAGCCGCGTATTTGAGCAGTTCAGCGGTGGTTACTATGAACTGCCCTCTGTTTGTTTGAGGTATCTGCCTGTAGATCGGCACCAGGTGGTCAATGAAGTGGCGCTGCCTGGCATAGAAGTCGACCTTCCTGTGTTTCATTTAGATACCCGCTGGGCGGAGATCACCCTTCCGTAAAGCTCCCAGTTTGCCCACTGCTCCCGGCTCTTTATGCGCTCAACCACTGCCTGGATTTTGGGGTTCTGGTAATCATGCAGGGCGATCACGCCTCCTATGGGAATGAACCTCTGCCAGCTCTGGTAATCCGCCCAGGCCTCTTTGTACCAGTGGCAGCCGTCGATAAACAGCAAACCGATGTCTTTGTCCCAGGTTTTGGCCACCTCCTGGGAAAATCCCCTGACAGCTGTGATTAATTTGGAATAGGGCAGAGTCTGCTGGTGAAAGGCCTCGAGGGTTTCCTTGGCCTGGTACTTTTGCTGGCCGTACTGTTCCCTCAGGTCCCAGGTATCAACGGCATAAACAGGGATATTATTTCCATGCCGGCTGCCGGCCGCTAAGAAGCTGGTTGATTTGCCTTTGAAGCTGCCGATTTCGACGATCACTCCGCTTTTAACTTTGGAGGCTAAGTAGGACAGGCGCAGGCCTTCCCCGAACCTGATCAGCCCTTCTAATTGGTATAGGCTCTTGCTCTCGGGTAATACTAAAACGTCCATGATCTCTTAAAGGGAAAGGGGGCGGCTTAACACCGCCCCCCTTGGTTAGCTGCCCTGTTCAAAAGGGCCGTAGATGAAGGCCTGGGGTCTGTAGACTGCCAGGGCTATCCTTTCCTCGCAGAGCACGGCGACCATGTTCTTGGTGAAGAAGTCGCTGTGGTGCTCGGAGATGCGGATCGAGGCCTGCTCGCGGTCGAAGAGCTGGGCTCCCAGCGAGAAGGCGCCTACCAGGAAGTTGCCCTGGGCGATGGTGGTGGTCTCGACCACCGGCACCCTCCAAAGCCGGGATACGCCGCCCTCGGGTACTGTCACCCAGAGGTAGCGCTGATCGCTGCCCTTGAGCAGTTCGATGCTGGCCCAGTCAGTCGGGTGCAGGACGATGCCGGTAACCGGGTACTGTGCCAGGCCGGACTGTAAGATGGCCTTGCGAATGATATCCACCAGGTTGTCGTCGACGCTCCTCAGGCTGTCATCGAAAGGAGTCGCCTCTGTTACCAGGCCGGAGACGTTACCGCCGTTACCGCTGCCGTTGAGTATCTGGTCTTCCTCCTCGAGCTTGAGGCCGTAAACCAGGCGGCTATTGATGTAGCTGGAGAGCACGGCTGCATCGGCGATGATCTGCCGGGTGGCAGGCACCCAGTGGGCGATGGTCACCACCGGCGCGGTGTCTTTCTCAAATTCCAGCGTGCTCTCGGGTTTGGCTACCTCCGTGCCTTGCTTGCTTTCCGCCACGGGCGCGGCAGCATTGGAGTAGACGGTCTCCCTGACGTACTCGATGGTGTTGCTGCCGGTGGTACCTTTGGCTAAAAGGTCGCGGATGCGCAGCTGCTTCTCAGGCTCGGTGATGATGCCGGCAATCCTGTCTGGTACCACCAGGTCGGCAGCACTGTCAGTGCCGGAGATGATGTCGCGGACTTCAAAGGTATCGGACTCAAATACGCCGCGTTTGAGCATGTCCTGGTACTGGCGGGATTCGATGAACTGACGGCCCACGGATTTCCTGCCTGATACGGCTGCGCCGGGCACCGGTTTGATGGGCTCGTGGCCCTTCAGTTCGTCATGGAGCCCGTGAAGCTCGATGTAGCGGGTCTCCTGGCTCTTGTTTTCCCGCACGTCGGCCAGGATCTTGTCGTATTCTCCCGACTCCTCGGGGGTCAGTCCGCGGTTCTCGGCCTCGGCCTTGCTTACGATGACTTCGGCTTTGCCCGCCAGGGCGGTGCGCTGCTTGCGCAGTTCTATGATTTTTTCCATTTTTACCTCCGTTAGATTGATGCTATTTCCAGTTGACGCCGTTTTAGGTCCAGTCGGTTTGGAGTATCCCCCAGGGCCTCGTCGTGAGTCCCCGGTTTATCCTCTGCACCGCCAGGCTTTTCAGCGGCGGTTAAACTGCATGTTAATATCTCAATGGCCTTGTCTTCCCCAATCTTTGCGATCAGCGACCGGATCTTTACATCGGTCTGGGGATAGGCTGGGTAAGTGACAATCGAAACATCGAAGAGTTCCACCTCCTTGAGCGTGCGCACCTTCTTGTTGTCGTCCCATTCATCAGCTACGGCCCTGAAACCGAAGGACATCTGCGAGATGTCCCCACGCTTGACGCTCTCTATAAGGTCGTTGGCCCATTGCGTCTCAGGTGGGTCGATGGTTATGGCCAGTCCCTTGGCATCCTCGGTTAAGGATAGGGTGCCTGACTTGGTTCGGCCCAGGACATAGTTGGGGTCGTGATTGAAGAGCGCCCTGACATCGGCGGCCGTGATAGTGTTGGCGAAGGCGCCGGGAGCGATCTTCTCCCTGAAGCCGCCCAGGTCCTCGCTGAGCTTGTTGAATACAGCGGCATGTCCGCTGATCTTTCGGCCTTCGCCGGCAACCCGAATCTCGGATAAGCTGAATGATCTGTGTTCAATGGTAACTTGCATTGTGACCTCCTAAAAGAAAAACCCACTTCCTAGTGGGTTTACGGGGTTTTATTTTTTCGGGAAGTATCATCCCGGGACTATCTGGCATTGGCAGCCATAATGGATCGGCGGATGGCCAACCGACTGCAGTTTCCCACTTGATTCTGAGAACCTACTCTCAATTGCTACTACCTGCCCGTCCATCTCTTCGCACACCGGGCAGAGCTTGTCACCGATGCTGACCCAGGCCAGCCGGTTGATTCCGCATCCGATAAACACAGCTTTAGCCACAGCATTGCTGCACGCTACAGTTTCATGCATGGCGATCTTGCCTGGACGCCGGTCACTCCATTCGCCCAACCTCTGGCTGACGGCTCCTATTGGATCGGCATTGTCATCAAACGCTTTGCGGACCACCTGTTTTAACTGGCCTTTTGAGGACCCCGTATACTGCCTGGCGAATATCTCAACATATTTATCGGCAAACTGTTTATCTACAAGTTCAGGAGCCTGGTTTACTTCATTAGCTGCCAGCGGTGTTATAGCTTCAATCATTTCCTGGACTATCGGCTTGATTTTGCGCATCACGAAGCTTCCGTACTCGCGATAAAAGCTGTCCAGCCACTCATTCCATGTGATGACGGACCTTTGAGACAAATGCTCTTTGGCAGCCTTGAGTACATGGCTTTTCTCGCGTTTGACTATCTCGATAGCGGCAGCCTCGAATAGTTTTCTGTATGCCTGCGCCGTCTTGTGCCTCAACAGTGCTCCCTGATTTCTGGATGCCCGCTCAGGTATCTGTCTGACTTCCACCACCGGCGTCATCTGAACCTGCTCATCTGCAGGCGGGACTGCCGGCTGGGTATCCCGGGGAGCACCGACGGGAACCATATTGAGCGGTATATAGTATTCGTCGCCCAGTTCCAGCGGATTGAGGTTTTCCTTTTCGCGTATATCATTGGGTGACATGGCTCCCATGTAGAACATCTCACGGTAATAGGCCGCCCGGGAGGCTGAATCGCCGCGCAGCAGCCCGTCTACCAGGAATTCAACGAAGTATTCCGATCGCTCGGCCGAGCCCAGCAATTTCAGGCTGGCTGCCTGCTCCCAGCGCACCAGCCAGGACCGGATAGTGTAGACGACAAACTCCAGGGATTGCTGCTCGATGTTGGAGAATGTGGCTCGGTCAAGATCGCCGATCATATGAGGCGGTACGTTGAAAAAGCGGGCTATCTCATTGATCTGGAATTTCCTGGTCTCCAGGAACTGGGCATCGTTGGGTGGGATACCCACCTTGCTGAATTTCATGCCCTCTTCCAGGATAGCTATGCGGTGCTGGTTGCTCAGCCCACTGTGCATCTCATTCCATGATTTCCTTAACCTCTCCTGGGCTTCAACCGACAGTTTGTTGGGGTGCTCCAGTACTCCACCCGGCGACGCGCCGTTGCCAAAGAAACGGGCCCCGAATTCCTCGGTAGCTAAAGATAAGCCGATAGCTTCGCGAGCCATCTGGATAGGCGAATAGCCTACGATGCCATCAAACCCGAAACCGGGGATATGCCAGACCTGCCAGGCAGCCAGTTTGGCTGTAGTCCCGTCAGGCAGTAAGTAACTATAAATTAGCTTGCCGGTCTCTTTATCCCTGCCGACCTGCATTTTGTTGGGCAACAAGGGCCAGAGCGATTGAGGGTAACCGTCACCGATGCCATTGCCGTAGTCTATCTCAGCAAAACAGTTGCCCCAGGTCACTAAGTGTCCCTGCATGACCTCGCGGAAGGTATAGGAGGTCATCTCGGGGTTGGGCGCATCATGTAGCAACTTGTAAAGCGGGTGACCTGCTGCCCGCTCTTTCCCCCTGGGAGTAAGCCGGCGGTAGACTATCAAAGGTAGTGAGGCAAGCGTCTCGGACAGCAGTTTAACGCAGGCCCACACGGCCGTTGACCTGAGTGCGGTGTTCTCTGAAACATGGATACCGGTGGCGCTGCCGTACGAGATCAACGGTTTCCATGGTTCCATGCGGGTTAAATTAAATCTCTTTTCAATCCACGTTAATAACGGGTTCTTCATTCAAAGCACCTAAAGGGTAACCATACCGTGATCCTCATAAATGGAAGTATCGACCAGTTTGCTGTGCCGGCTGGCCCGGTCGATAGCCATGGTAAGCGCAACCATGCCGTCGATTTTCTGGGTGGATTTCTCTTTGTCAGGCTTGATGTTGCCGGCCGGATCAGTCCTGACAACCAGGTTGTCGCAGTTCCATCTTAAAACAGGATGCCCGCCGTGCCTGATCTTCTTGCTCAAGACAAGGTTCATCAATTCTTTGGTCGGCGCTGACATCGACGCGAATCCCTGGCCGAAGGGCACCATTAGAAATCCGGCGTCGATCAGATCCTGGCTCAATTTGGTGGCGCCCCAGCGGTCGAAGGCTATCTCGGCTATATCGTACTTCTCTCTCAACTTTTCAAGGGTGTGCTTGATGTATTTATAATCGATGACATTGCCCTCTGTGAGCGTAATAAGTCCCTTTTTCGCCCAGGTGCGGTATGGAACGCGGTCTTTCCTTTCCTTTTGGATTGCCGTATCTCCGGGAATCCAGAAATAGGTTAAGACGTCGCAGGTTCCATCATCGGCGGCAAAGACCAGGGCCAGGGCAGTCAAATCCGTGGTGCTGGACAGGTCAAGTCCGGCATAGCAGGTGCGGCCCTGCAGGCTCTTTACGTCCACCTGGCCATTGCAGGCATCCCAGGCATCCATGGGCAGCCATCTTTCAACTGAGTTCACCCATTGATTTAAATACAGCCTTCTGAAGGTCATTTCCAGCGCAGCGGTCTCCTGTGCCTTCTTGCAGAGCGTCCGCATCTCGTCGATATTGCGGAAGGTTCCCAACGCCGGATTGCTCGACTTCCAGACCTTTTCGTCCTTCCAGTCTGCATCCTCGGGAGCAGAAAAGATCACCGGCAGGAAGGTCGGATCCTCGATTATTCCGTTTTGAACCTTTAAGGCGTAATTGTGCTGCTCCCAGCAGATCGAGTTACGGTCAAAGCCGGCCGTGGTGATTACCAGCGTTAAGGGCTGGCGGCGTGAGCCGGTCGAGGTCGTCAATGTGTCCCACAGATCCCTGTCGGGCGCTGCGTGTAGTTCATCGTAAATAATGCCGTGAGCGTTGATGCCCCACTTGGTATAGGCCTCAGCCGATATGGCACAGTAGAAAGAGTTGAACCTGTGATAGACGATGCGCTTCTGGCTATCGATGATCTTGGAGATGTTAAAAAGGTTATGTTCCTGCCGCACCATGGCTGCCGCTTCGTTGAAAACCAAAGCGGCCTGCTGCCTGTCATTGGCGGCACTGTAAATCTCGCAGCCTGCTTCGCTATCTGCGTACAGCAGGTAGAGGGCGATGGCCGAGGCGATGGTGGTCTTGCCATTCTTGCGCGGCAACTCCACGTAACAGGTTCTATATTGACGCGTGCCGTCCGGGTTTACGGTGCCGAATAACGGGCGGATAATTTTATCCCGCTGCCAGTCCTGGAGGATGAAGTTGTGGCCTGCGTACTCTCCCTTAGTATGCTTGAGCTTCTGGATAAATTCGACAGCTCTCCGAGCGCGTGCTTCGCTGAAATTTCTTCTCATTACACATTTGTCTTTTCTTTGCAGAAATCAAGCAGTTTATTCCAGCCGTCATCTTCACCTGGCCTGGCCACGCTGATCCTCCCGCGGCTGGCAGGCGTCATGCCGAACTCGGTCAGAAATTTGTGGCACTGCTCCATGGCCTTGTTGGCCACCCATAACATAGGCGAGGTGATGACGTTGCCACTTTGCGTCTTATAGAGCTCGCCTTTCTCGTTGATAACAGTCTCGGCCTTTTTCCACCTGGCATAAGCCTGGCAATAAAGAGCCAATTCAGTGCGGTCGATCTTGGAAAGCAGACCCATCTCCTCAAGCTGGGGTACAATGCGCTTCCATTCAGATTTGGCGGACGCGCTTAGATGGTCCGGGCAGGTAGGACGACCAGGATGGGGTCTGGGTTCATGTTTATTTATGCGGTTTTTATTCCTCTCGCCCTCCAGGATTTTGATTTTAGTCGGGCGAGGTATTCTTCCTTTCATTAGCTATCCTTCAATTTACTGATCAAAGCTATTGACTTCTTCAGTACTCAGAGTGATGAATGTGATATCAAATACTGAGGAGGTACACAATGCCAATCGAGAATAGAAATCTGCAGCCAGGAACAAGCCTGGTGGGCCGCTACCACAAGCAGCCGTATGTCTGCGAGGTGTTGGAGGGCGACGGTGGAAAGCTCCGCTACCGCCTGGAGGACGGCCGGGAGTTCAAGAGCCCCTCGGCGGCGGGAATGGCCATAACTGGCCACGCCTGCGATGGGTGGGTCTTCTGGAGTGTGGAGACGATCGCTTCAACCCCGGGGCAGGCAGAGGCCGCAAAGGACGCCCCGTTGGAAACCACCGAAACTGGCAGCAAAGGGTCAAGCGAGGACGTGCAGGCGGATGTGGACAAGAAGAGCGTCTGCCGGAGGGTACCCAATCAAAAGGGTGTGCCGCAGGGTCAGGTTCGCTGGCACTGCTATGCCTGCCGCAAGAGTTTCTTGTTTCCTGCGGCCCAGGTGCCCAAGGGATGCCCTGGGCATCCGGTCAGCTAACTGACAATCGAATAGCGACACGAAGGCAGGCTCCTCAGATCGGGAGCCTGCCTTGCTTTGTGTTGCGCAAGACCACCGGCTGGGTATTTTGGAGTGATAAGAGCATCCAAAATTAGCTGGAAAATTACAGTATAAAACACTTGGCTTTTTATACTTTGTACGCTAATGTATCACTACAGGAGATGGAAATGGAAAGGATAATTACGACTTACAAGTTCAATGACAGGAATCTGGCATTTGGGTTTGCCTTACATGGCATCAAGCCGATGGCTGTAATTCTTGGCGATGACGACAGGTTCTGGGTCTGCAGCCTGGCCGATGCTGAAAGACTTTATCGCCAGGGCTACGAATACGCTGACTAATAATTATAGGGCAGTTATTGAGCAATACGAGAAACCGTCTTGCCTGTGAAGTTCTGCCAGCGATTGATGATTACATCGCTGTAATGAGTGTCTATTTCCATCATTCGGCATTGACGGTTTAACTTCTCACAGGCTATTAAGGTGGATCCGGCGCCGCCAAAGGGGTCAAGGACGATATTATTTACCAGGGAGCTGTTACTAATAGCCCGCTCACATAACTCAACAGGTTTCATGGTAGGATGTTCCGGACTGGATCGGGGACGTTTGATGTCCCAAACATCTGACTGATCACGGTCACCGCACCAGTGATGTTTACATCCTTCCTTCCACCCATAGAGTAATGGCTCGTACTGGCGTTGGTAATCCTGCATCCCCATTACAAACAGGTCCTTGTGCCATATGATGAAGCTCGCCCAGTGTCCGCCCAGTTCTTCGAATATATGCTTGTTGGAATACATCT